ATCTGTATGACCTTTTTGGCATTCACTTTATTCAATGTCAGAGGTTTAAAAACAGATATTGAAGGTTTCAATGAAAGAATTGATAACATTGGAGCCGAAATAGATTCTATCCAAACTATGAACAAGGAATTGGATGGTTTAATAGAATCGTTACACACAGAACTCGAACTAATCGATGGTGATATAGATAGAGTACAAAACAACATTTTTACAATAAGGAGAAATACAGATGAGAAAAAGAATTCTGTTGATAATCTTACTATTAGTGAGCTTCAAGAGTTTTTCGCAAAACGATACGATAGTATCCTTACGAGAACCAGTAGCGAAACTAGTAATTAAAGATTTAATCGAAGGTGATGGTACTAAAGTAGAGTTAATCTCTACATTGGAACTCTTAAAATTAGAACAAAAGAAAGTTGTTCTAAAAGATTCTGTTATTGGTACTCTAAACATCAAAGTTCTAAACTTAGAAGATATCATTGGTAAAAAAGATGAACAATTCGATTTAGAAAAAGAGAAATCTAAACAATTAGAAAAAGAACTAAAAGGACAAAGAAGAAAAACCTTCTTGTATAAGGTAGGAACCTACGTTGGTGCAGGAGCACTTCTTGTTTTATTTGGAACTAAATAAAAATGGCTAAACAAAGTTTAAAGGAAATAATAAAAATTGAGTACCAGAAGTGTGCATCAGACCCGATATACTTCATGAAGAAGTATTGTATGATACAACATCCAGTTCGTGGTAAAATTCCTTTTCACTTATATCCATTTCAAGAAAGAACACTCACTCAGTTTCATGAACATCGTTATAACATTATCCTCAAATCCCGTCAAACAGGTATATCAACCCTAACTGCAGGTTTCTCACTTTGGAAGATGTTATTCAACCAAGATTTTAACGTATTAGTAATTGCAACTAAACAAGAAGTTGCAAAAAACTTGGTAACAAAGGTTCGAGTAATGAATCAGTATTTGCCCTCTTGGTTAAAACAAACAACAGTAGAAGATAACAAACTATCCCTTAGATATTCAAATGGTTCACAAATTAAAGCAACTTCAGCAGCAGGTGATGCAGGTCGTTCTGAAGCACTATCCCTATTGGTATTTGATGAGGCAGCATTCATCGATAAGATTGAAGAAATTTGGGTATCTGCACAATCTACTTTATCAACTGGTGGTAACGCAATTATCTTATCTACTCCAAATGGTGTAGGTAACTTCTTTCACAAAACTTGGGTAGGTGCAGAAGAAGGTACAAATACCTTTAACACTATTCGTTTACATTGGAGTGTACATCCAGAGAGAGACCAAAGTTGGAGAGATGAACAAGAAGTTCTATTAGGACCAAAGGGTGCAGCACAAGAATGTGATTGTGATTTCGTATCTTCGGGTGATACAGTTATCGACCCACAACTTCTAATGTTCTACAAAGAATCTTATGTTCAAGAGCCAGTAGAAAAGACTGGGTTCGATGGAAACCTTTGGAAATGGGAATATCCAAATTATCAGAAATCTTATATGGTCGTTGCCGATGTTGCTCGTGGAGATTCAACTGACTACTCAGCATGTCATGTAATTGATATAGAAGAATCCTCACAAGTTGCTGAATATAAAGGTAAGTTAGATACCAAAGATTTTGGAAACTTCCTTGTATCTCTTGCTACTGATTACAACAACGCTCTACTCGTAATTGAAAACGCAAATATTGGTTGGGCAGTAATCCAACAAGTAATTGATAGAGGATATGGAAACCTTTTCTACATGAGTAAAGATTTAAAGTATGTGGATGTAGAAAATCAGTTACATAACAAATACAATAGAGAAGAAAGAAGCATGACAGCAGGTTTCTCAACAACTTCTAAAACACGACCCCTAATTATCTCAAAGTTAGAACAATATGTTAGAGAAAAGGATATTACTATTCGTTCTTCAAGAACCATAGATGAGTTATTTACATTTATATGGAATGGTAATCGTGCAGAAGCAATGAGAGGATATAACGATGATTTAACGATGTCTTTAGCAATTTCACTATGGGTTAGAGATACTGCACTTAGATTAAGACAAGAGGGAGTTGATTTAACTAAACAAGCATTGGGTGGTATTGGGGCACATTCTTTAGATGTAGCAGGAATGGGATTTGGTGGTAATTCAGCATTGGAACAAAACCCATGGCAAATGAGAGTTGGTGATTCAAACGAGGATTTAACTTGGTTAATTAAATAACTCTATATTTATATATTAGGAGAAATAATATGATATCATTACAAGAACTATTGAACGAAGAAATACATTCAGAAGAATACATGGTAGAAAACTATCACGATATCAAAGAATTCTGTGAATTTATGAAAGAATACAAACCTGATATGAACGAAGCTGAGTATCAAGGTAGAACAGTAAAACTTGGTAAACCGATGCAAGGTGATGTCAAGAAATTCAAAGTATATGTTAAAAATCCCCAAGGAAACGTTGTCAAAGTAAACTTTGGACATGGTGGAAGTTCTGCAAAGGGTAAAACGATGTCAATCAAGAAATCAGACCCAGCAAGACGTAAAGCTTTTAGAGCAAGACACAACTGTGATAATCCAGGTCCAAGACATAAGGCTAGATATTGGTCTTGTAGAAAGTGGTAAAAACAAAAACAATAAAGGTTATAAATTAAAAAACAATAGAAAATGGCAGATACTTCATTTTTTGGGAGATTAACAAAACTTTTTCGTTCTCAAGCAATCGTAACGGTTGATGAGGATGGTAAGAGAAAAGTGTTTGATGGTGATGAACGTCAACAGACTAACCTATCGTCCCTAAGAGATAGATACACCAAATTACAAAAATCTTTCTATGAACAAGCGGGTGGTGCACAATCGATGGCATACCAACAAGTTCGTAGAGAAGTTTTTCGTGATTATGATGCAATGGATAATGACCCTATCCTTGCTTCTGCACTTGATATCTACGCAGATGAATGTACATTAAAGAACGAATTCGGTGATGTACTACTTATACAATCAGATAATCCAAAAGTACAAGAGTTATTAGAAAACTTATTCTACGATATTCTTAATGTAGAGTTTAACCTATGGCCTTGGACAAGAAACTTGGTAAAGTATGGAGATTTCTTCTTAGGTTTAGAAATAGCAGAAGGTAAAGGTATCGTAAATGTTACTCCTCATTCTGTTTACAATACAGAAAGATTAGAAAGAACCGACCCTTCAAATCCAAATTCAGTAAAGTTTAAAATTACCGAGGACCCGAATGGTAAAGAACAATATGAAAACTTTGAAATTGCTCATTTTAGGTTGTTAGCAGATACTAACTGGTTACCATATGGTAAATCTATGATTGAGAATGGTAGAAGATTGTGGAAACAATTATCTCTAATGGAAGATGCTATGTTAATCCATAGAATCATGAGAGCACCTGAAAAGAGAGTTTTCAAAATTGATATTGGTAATATCCCACCAACAGAAGTGGATAACTATATGCAGAGAATCATCAACAAGATGAAGAAAGTTCCTTTCATCGATAAGAATAGTGGTGATTACAACTTAAAGTACAATATGCAAAACCTAACAGAAGATTTTTATCTTCCTGTTCGTGGTGGTGATAGTGGTACATCTATTGATAACCTTGCTGGTTTAGAGTACGCAACAATCGAGGATATTGATTACTTAAAGAATAAAATGTTTGCAGCTCTTAAAATTCCAAAAGCATATTTGGGATACGAAGAAAATGTAAATGGTAAAGCAACACTTGCAGCGGAAGATGTAAGATTTGCAAGAACAATTGAAAGAATTCAAAGAACACTTATATCAGAGTTATCTAAAATAGCAATCGTACACTTATATTCTCAAGGTATTCAAGATTTCGAAATGACCAACTTTTCACTACAACTTGTAAATCCATCTACGATTTATGAACAAGAAAAAGTTAACCTTTGGTCTGAAAAAATTAGATTGGCTCAAGATATCCAATCTCTTAATATGTTATCTAAAGATTGGGTATATCAAAACATCTTTAAATTATCTGAAGGTGAATCCGATGAACAACGAGTAATGATGTTAGATGACCTTAAAGATAGATTCAGATTCCGTTCTATTGAAGATGAGGGTAATGACCCTGCAATGGATGATGAAGATGATGTGGATGATATTGAAGAACAAATCGAAAATATCAAACAAGAAATCAAAGATAAAGGTGGTAGACCAAGAGAAGGTGGAACTTACGAAAAGGATAAACATCCTTATGGAAGAGACCCTTTAGGTGATAAAGAGAGAACCTCAAAACGTTCTAGGACTTCTGAAGAAAAAGCATTGAAAGTTATCAATGGTATTGCATCAAAACGTAAGTATTTACATGAAGTTAAGGATATGTTAGATGAATCTAATATCCTTGATAGTGAGTAAAAATAGTTAATCTTTTATAAATTTATATTTATAATAGAGTAATTTTATAATATTGTAATTGGAAATTATTAAAATGAAAAAAGTAAGACATTCAAAATTCAAGAATACGGGTTTTCTTTTCGAAATATTAACTCGTCAGATTACACTTGAAGTTTTAAATGGAGGAGAGGAAAATGCTAAAGAAATCGTAAGAGAATTCTTTAGTGGAAAAACTGAACTTGCCAAAGAACTTCGTTTGTTTAATCTGTTGATTAATGAAAAGTATAACTCAGAAACTAAAGCTGAGAAATTTATTGATGCTATATTAGAAGCACACACAAAAATCGATTACTCAAAACTAAAAAGAGAAAAGTATAACCTTGTAAAATCTCTAAAAGAGAATTTCGAGATTAACAATCTTTTATCTTCACCTGTTACCAATTACAAAATACTAGCTTCTATTCATAAATTATTCGAAGGAAAGAAAAATGATATTCTTGATGTAAAGGATATATTTGATTCTAAAATTACTATCGTTGAACATATTTCCAACTCAACTCCAACTCTTAAACAAAAAGAGGATAGACTTGTTGAAGATTACAAAAAACAAGAAAAAGATTTAAGATTACTCACTTACAAAATTCTTGTAGAAACTTTCAACAAAAAATATACAAATCTAAATGATGCACAAAAATCATTATTAAGAGAGTATATTAACAACATTACCAATACATCGAAATTCGGTGAGTACTTTGAAAAAGAATTGATTAGTACTATTACAGAATTACACGATTTGTATAAAGGAATGAAAGATAAGATTACAAAAATTAAATTGCGTGAAACTATTAATGTTTTGAAAAAACAAAAGCTCGGTAAAAAAGTTACCGATGAACAAGTTTCAGCTTTAATGATGTCTTACGAGTTAGTAAAGGAAATAAAGAATGTCAATGGAAAATTATCTTAACGAATTTATCGATGAACTAATTCAAGAAGTAGAACAAGAATTAGAGGAGGCTACCACAACAGGTAATGTTGCTGGGTACAATACTCCTTTTGCTTTCGGTACTAATCGTAAAAAAGATAAGAAGAAAGAGAAAGAAACTGCTACTCAAGCAGGATACACTCTTGCAGAAGGATTAGTATCTCCAAAAAGAGGACATGAATACTTTCAACTTACTAAAAACACACCTGTAAAATATATCGCAGGACATTCTGGTTTAGGACTTACAACTCCTGGTGTATTATTAAAAAATATACCTGGTTTTATTGATGGTAAAAAGGGTGCGTATTTAATTGATTATCATGGTGCACTTTTTTATGTAGATTTAAAAAAGAAAGTTGCTGTTAGATTAGGATATGATTTAAGTAAACAACCTAAGTTAAGGTATAAAACTAATTTTATCGAAGTTCCTCAGGCACCTGATTTTTCAGATTGGAAAAAATACTTAAAAGAATCAGTAAATGAAGCTAAAGTAAAAAGACCAGTAAATCGTTGGTTAGAATTAAAAAACGATGAAACCATGCATCCTCACAAGAAGATGGCAATGGGTTTAAAAGAATTAAAATACCAATTACGAGAAGTAGAGAAGTTTTTCTCTTGGTACAATAAAATAAAAACCATGAACGAGTTGGACTCTCAGAACTATTGGAAAAGAACAAACAATCATATTTATAAGATAAAGGAGAGGTTGATTAACATCGCTAAAACTATAAAGGAAATCGAAAAATGAAAATATCAAGAGACAGATTAAAAGAAATCGTTAGAGAAGTGATGGTTGAAGAAACCGAATATCAAGCATTCTTCAAAAAAGCATTAGAAAAAGCTGGAAAATCAATTCCACAAATGTCTGATGAAGAAAAGAAGGCATTCTTTAATAAAATCGATGCTACTTGGAAAGGTAGAGGAGAAAAAAAAGAACAAGTGGCAGAAGAGTTGACCGCAGCTCAGAAAAAACTACCACCAGCACTTCAAAAGGCAATTGAGAAAAAAGAAAAAAAATAAATGACAAAACGAAGATTGTTAGAAATAATTGACGAAGAAATCCAACACACCAAGTGGGGATTTGTAAACGAAGAAATCACGAATGATGATGAAAAACTCATTCGTGAATTAATACGTCAAGAAGTATCTGCAATTTTCTTTGATTTATTTAAGAAACGTAAAATGTGGGGAGCATAATGAATAACTTACTAATAGAAACCAGATTATTCGAAGGTAGAGTAAACGAAGATGATAGTGGAAGAACTATCGTTAAGGGTATTTTACAAAGAGCTGGTGCAGAAAATCAAAATGGGAGAATCTATCCAAAGGATATTCTTGAAAGAGAAGCTCAAAAGTACGAAACTCTTATCAAAGAAAGACGTGCTCTTGGTGAATTAGACCATCCAGATTCTTCAGTAATTAACTTAAAGAATGTTTCACACAATGTAAGAGAAATCCATTGGGATGGTGATGATTTAGTAGGAACAGTTGAAATTCTACCTACACCAAGTGGAAACATCTTAAAAGAATTATTAAAAGCAGGAATCCTTCTTGGTATATCATCTCGTGGTATGGGTTCGGTAGAACCTCTATCAGGCGGTAAAGTACAAGTAGGAGAAGATTTTGAGTTAATAGGTTGGGATTTTGTTTCTAACCCATCAACACATGGAGCATTTATGACTCCAATGAACGAATCAGTAAACAAACAATTACAAGAACAAGCAGTTGTTTGTGGAGATTACTGTAAAGCTCAAGATATGATGAGAGAAATTATAACAGAATTAAATTAAAAGTTATGGGATTTAGTATTCAAGACTATATGTCTAAAAATAAAATTAAGTTAGGAACTGTTACCAAAGAGGTTGGTGATAACCCCTATAAAGGTTACAATGATATTCGTAAAACGAATTATGATGTAAAACTAAATGAAGATGGGAAGTTAGACCTTTACACACACAAAACTGAAACTAAAGAATTATAAAATAGGAGTAATTATGGCAGAATTAGGCGGAGTAAACCCAACCAAGCAAACACAACCAGTACAAGATAAACCTCTAAATAAAGGTGGTGTAACAAAACCAACAACATCTGGTGGTCTTTCTCCATCTATTGGTGGTATATCTAGTGTAAGTAAATAATTTTAAATAGGATAGGATTATGATTAAATTAGGTGGATTAGTAACGTTAAAACCAATCAATGAGGCAGAGTATGTTCACATTGGATATGGTAAATATAAAGAAAAGGGTAAAGAAAAAGACCCTCAAGCAGTAACCTATCAAAAAGATGATAATGGTAAATTCACACCAATGTCATCACACGCAGCGGCAGCGAAGGGAGGTGATTCCTCTGCCGGAGAAGAAAAGCCTAAGGTTAATATCTTCAAAAAAGATAAAGCAGAACCTAAAAAAGATGAACCTAAGAAAGATGATGGTGAAGATTTATCAACTCCTAATTCAGTAGAAGGAACTGGTCAAGCAAACCCCGAAGTTAACAAGGCAATTCGTAAAGCAGCTCAGAAAGCTGGAATCTCACCAAAGAAATTAGGTAAAGAAGAATACGAAAAGAAAATGGCTCAAGCAGCATATGAAGCCCTAACTGATGCTAACTTCCATACTGAAGCAAGATGGTTGGTTGCAGATTTAGAAGGTAAGCCAGAGTTAAGAGAGAAGCCAGAGTATCCATCCTTTGATGATAAAGATTATGATGAAAAAATAAAAGCAATTAGAGATAAGTACTATTCTCAATATGCAGATGATGTTGATGATGATGCATATGAATTGGGAGTTAAATCATCTCAAGAAGCTGGATGGGCTGGTGCTACTGCAATCGAAGGTTTGGTATTCGATTTGAAAATGAATGGTTCGCATAAATTGGCAAACACAATATTAAAATCTTTCAAAGATGCAAATTCATCTCGTAACGAAGGAAGATTAAAAATAGGAAACTTATTACCAGAAGAAACACTCAATGAAGGACCTTCTACCGAAGAAAAAAGAATTGCAATGTTAGCTGTTAGAAAACAAGCTAAATATAGAACTGTAAGTTTAGAACAAGCAATACAAGACCAAATAAATGCTCTTGAAGAACTACAAAGAGATGCCAAAAAAGGTAAATTAAAGTAATTCAGAGATATAAAGGAGAGAACAATGAAATTAACCCAACTCATGAAAGAAAATGAAGAAAGACCTTTATCTTTAGAGGTAAAGAAACACTTCCTTGAAATCGTTTCTACTTACAACAAGTACCAAGAATCGATGGATAGAAAATCTGATATTATCAAAGTAGCAGAAACTCTTGGTGGTATTACCGAAGCCGCTCGTACTCTTGCAATCAAAGAAGGAGATGATTGGTTCGATAAACACACAGTTAAGAGAAACATGAGTGAATTGGAAAAGTTGGGTTCTCAATTCGATAAAGTTGCTCTTGAAGCTCGTTCACTTGACCAAAGAATGGCAGGATTGTACGAAGATATGGGACATATCCTTTCAAGATACTACAAGATAGGAGAAATCACAGAGGACCAAATGAAACAAAGATTAGGTATTCGTGAATCTAAAGAAGATTGTGGTTGTGGATGTGGTGGAGGATGTTCTGATTCAGTAAACGAAGAAACAATCACAGAACAACCAGTAATGATTTCCAAAAGAACAGAAAGTGGAAACATTG